GAGGAGGACCTGCGATAACAGTAGATTCTGCCAACGCCTTCGACGGAATCAGCGTCAGTCCAATGGCTCCGGCTACTCCAATGGCGGCGGTTTTTAGGAAATTCTTTCTATTCTGCATATTACCCCTTGAAGGTTATTCGGTTCATGATTTCAGTAAACAAGGCCACCACATTAATTTCCCCGTCCGCCACAAAACTTTGCCTGTACATATAGTCGGCCAGAATCACCACCAACTCCGGCCCCTGCTCAGTCGCATCCACTAGTTCGTCATACACCTTTCGCATAATGATGAGCGGGTCATTGTCCAGATTATCCACCACCCACTTTCGCATACTCTTGAAGTTCTTCTTTTTCAACGAATCCAGCAAATCTTCCATATCAATATTCGACCACTTTCCAAGAATTCCTTCGTCAATCGTATCAGAGATATTTGCATAGGCTTGGAGTTCGTTCAACGTCTTACGGAAGTCCGGAAAATATCGCATGATGACTTGGGCCAGCACCTTGTCGTCATAGGTGATGGATTCAGCATCCAAAATTTCTTTGACCCGCTTATTGAACTTCGACGCAATTTTCGGCCCTTCTTCGGTCGGGATAGCGAAATCTACTTCAACGAGTCGTGATGCCCGAAGTGCCGGAATGATGCGATTTTTGTGATTACAGGTAAAGATGAAGCGACAGTTGGCAGAGAAGGCTTCGATGGTGCCCCTCAGTGCCTCTTGGGTGGCCCCTGAAAGGCGTTCGGCCTCGTCAAAGATCACAACCTTCGTACTGGCCCCAAAAGACCCGTTCGCGGCGAAATTGAGCACGTCTGTTCGAATTACGTCAATACCAGAATCTTCACTGGCCCGAATGAACTTCACGGTACAACCCAGTTCCTCACACAGCGCCAAGGCAACCGTAGTCTTTCCAAGTCCCGACGCGCCCGACAGTAGTAGATTCTGAAGTTGTCCCTTCTTCAACTGTCCCTTGAACACCTTTACCAAATATTCGGGTAGAATGCACTCGGTTATGGTGTGCGGACGATACTTCTCCGAAAACAGGAACTCGCGGTCGTTGCTGTTCATACCACGGAATCCTTGTTGGCCGCAAACACATATTCGACATTCTTGGCCTTCATTGACATCATTCCCGAGCCTTTCTTACTGCCCAATACCATCGTATAGGTTTCAGGCATAATCTTCAGGTTGTCGAGAGTAAACTTGTAGTCAAACTCGTCAGTACAATCCCCAAGTTCGTGTTGATAGGTGTCGGTTTTTGTGTCCCCAAGCATCAACGTCGCCTTTCCGTCTGTTCCGACAATGGAGAAGGTCTTGATGCTGAACAGGGCGGCGGCTTTCTGCGCCATAACCAACACCTGATCCGATAGTTCACACTCCAACGATACCTTGTCCGGAACCGCCTTGACTTCCGGCACTTCGCGCACAATGAAGGGATCGCCATATCGGTAGGTGACGGTATGCGGACCTTCGGTGATGATCAACTGTTTATCTTCAAACTCAACGTTCGGAGATGAGAAAAGACTCAGGGTTCCGAGCAGTTTGTTCATGTCGTAGATCAACACCGGATTTGGGAACGTTTCTTCGACTTCGGCCTTGGCAAATACACAATCATCAAACATTACCGAAATCTTACTCCCCTTCTTGATATGAAAGGTTTGATTGATCGTGGCGAAGTTTTTGAGAATGTTAAGAGTCTTCTTACTGAGCTTCATATAGTCCATAGAAAAGGAGACAAACGCAAGGCTACTATTTTCTGTGCTGCAATACCACCATACATAATCTGCATCAGCGATAGACCAACCGAGCGAACCATAAGCGAATTCACCAACAAACAGGCACATCCCAGAACGGTGGCATAGTTAAACTGCCATGAATCTACGTGCCATTTGTGCTTTTGATTCATAAAATATGCACCAAAACAGAGGATAAATCCAATGAGCGACAGAATAATGATCATTCGACGAAGGTCAGGTCGTGAGTATGAAGCAAAATGATAGCGTAGTGAATCGCCTTTAAAATATCCTTTCTGTTGTATCCGTCCTTTTTTCCGTACCGTTGCAAATATTTTATGCAATTTCCTACACAGAAGCCGACTCCCAACCCTTGATCTATGATAAATTCTGTGGTCTGAATCTTTGAAGTGCTATAGTGTTCGTCATAGGTCTTGTCGATATAGTCGTGAAGCTGGTCTAGCAAAGCGACTTCATTGAACTTATAGTTGATTTCAGTATCTCGTGTAATTTGGAACGATACACGCGATTTCAGGAATCTTTCATCGTTCGCGGGTTCTCCCATACTCATTCTTCAGGCTCCCGAAATCGATCTAACGTTTCGGCATAACGAACGCACATGGCGGCGATCTGAACGACTTCGGCCATCAACTGTTCTTGGGGAGCGTTCGAACGAATATCATCCCACGCTTCATCGACTTCTTCAAACATAATGCCATAAAACTGATGGCGATCCCATTGCGGAGCACCATGTTTTCCATATGCCCGATCTAGTTCCTTTTCGATAGCGGCAAAAAACTTCCTTCGTCTATCAAGCATTTTCGATGTTAATTTGAACTTTTTACTCATAGTCTCTCCCATAATGTATGCTGAAAGGTACTCAATTTACACCTGTTTGTCAACTGCCTTTGGTCTTTTCATAATTTTGGGAATCTTCGCCTTTTCGGCCTTTTGATGCTCCTTTCGCATCTTGTCAAAAATTCCATTTCGCTTATTGATGCGAGCATTGACTTGATCGCCCGTCAAGTATAAATCCTTTCCTTCTAACACTTCCTTGATTTCATTTTCAGTAAGGAAATCCTTATACATCTTATTCATCAAATCCTCGCTCCAGTCCTTCGTGTGAACAGCATTTTGATAGATTTCGTGCCCCTTTCCCATACTAACCGCAGAGAAATTGTGTATCATAAAAATTGAAAAATTCGTGATCTCGTGATGCTGACATGCTAAGAAGATCATCGTCGCGGCACTTGAACACATTCCTTCAATAGACGCGACGGTGGTTGCTTGGGTTTCAAATAATACTCGAAGAAACTGAATCGCCGTGAAGGCATTCCCCCCGGGGGAATTAATATGAATATACACAGTATCCTGCGAAGGTGCCTGTCGAATCTCTGCAAAAACTGCCGAATATTTTTCGGGAGAGTCAATAACTCCCGATAGATAGAATTCGTGAATATGTGATGTCGGGCGACAGAATGCGCTCAAGCCGCCATTATTAAGTTCGGTTTCGTCTTCGTTTGAATTATTATCTTGCTTCGCCATTCTTCCTCTTCTGTTGACGGTTGAACTTCTTTAGACGCTTCGTGACCTTCTGCAACTCCCAATCAATTTTAAACTTTGACGCCCAATTCAGGAACGTAATTCCTTCCATATGGTCCTGCTCATGCAAGAAAATGCGGGCCGCGATATTATCAAACGTTGCCACCTTCTGTTCTCCCGTTTCTGTTTGATACGTTACACCACACATCTTCGGTCTAACCAAATTCAGCTTGAATCCGGGGAAGCTCAAACACCGTTCTTCCATCAACACCGTTTCCGGCGATACCCCAACGACTTCGGGATTGAATACGTAGTGTCGGTGAACATGATTCCCAAACACAAAGACTCGTAACGGAATCCCGATCTGATTTGCAGACAACCCCACCCCGCCCATATCCAGCATCTTCTGAAACATCGCTTCAGCAAATGCCGCAGGAGTCGGAGCGAAGTCAAGATAGTTAGGTTCTTGAAAGTTAAAGGCGGGGGGCTTCGTTGTCAAGCGGAAATCGGTGAAGTGGATCAGATTTCTTTCACTAAAATCGGTCTTTGAATCGTCGGTATAGACCGCTGGCTTCGACGGGATAACGGGTTCGATATCAAACTGTGCTGATGAGTATCCAGATGTATGCGCTTCTGGTTCGGTCGCAAATAATGCCGACTGCTCTTCTTCGTTTTCTTCCATTATTCTGATTCCATGTAGGAGAAATTTTGCTTCTTTTCAAACTTGATCACTTTCGTAAATTTGTCGTCAATTCCCTGCCCCTTATGTGAGATGACCCACACATTCGTTCCGGCCAACTCATTCAACAGGTTCATAACAAAATCAGTACCGTCCACGTCCAAACTACTATCAAATACTTCATCCAAAATCAAGAGGTTAGTGTTCATGCTGTTCTTTGTCTTAGCAATCGTTCTCCACGTAAACATTAACGAAAGGTCGATTTTCTGTTTCTCGCCTTCGCTAAAGTTTTCGTAGCTGAACTCATCACGGAACTCTGATTTGATGACTTCCTTAAACTCTTCGTCTAATGTGAACGAAACAAAGAAGTCCATGGCCGCAAGATACTTATTCACGAGCTTGTTGATAGTATCCAAATACTGTCGAATCACTTTCGTCTTGATGCCCGAATCCTTGAGCATCGTTCCGGCAATGTCGAGATAATGCTTCTCTTCATTCAGAGCAGCGCGATCTTCCATCAACTGTACCACATTGCTCGCCATTTCTTCCAACGTTTCGCGTTCCTTGTCAATATTTCCGGTCTTGGCTTCGGCGTCGGCTATCTGCCTTTCCAATGACGTAATAAATCGTTCCTGAGAAGATATGATATTACGCTGTTCGGCAGCTTTCTTCTCGATCACTTTCATCTGATCTTCGCCCAACCGAATACCTTCCATCGCTTCTTGGGCTTCAATCAGCGCCTTCGTGTTGTTGTTCAATGATTCTTCAAGGTCTTTTATCTTTGCTCGACGGACGTTGATTGTAGCTTCCACAAGTTCGCGAATCTGCAATCCAACCGATTCACGAAGCTGATCTGCCGCAAGCACTTCCGTTTCCAATGCTTTAATTTGTGCATTACGTTCTTCGATAGCGTCTTTCACTACCTTAGCGGACATCTTATTGCCACATGTCGGACAGACAGGGTTTGTTTCGTACTTCGCGATCTCATCGACTAACACGTTGATTTTGTTCGATAGTTCTGTTCCTGTGCGTTTAGCATCCTGTAATGACAGTCGTAAGGTCATTGTTTCTGCTAACGTCAACGGCATTGTTTCTGCTTTCTGTATTTCGGCCTTCAACTCCGCTATTTGTCTTTCGTATTCTCCGTTTGATCGTTCCACGTTCTGGAGTGCCAATCGAATAGCAGCAACATCACCAAGAGAAATTCGAATTCGTTCTTGAGATTCCTCATGCTCCATCGCCAACTTCTCCGCCACCACGATAGTTTCTTTTGCGTCACGGATTGCCTCTTTGTTTTCGGTTATTTTCTGCTGATGATCGGTCTCTAGGACCTTGATAAATGTGTCTTGATTTTTCGTTTTCTGCTTAGCTAGCGCCAGATCGCTCTCCAACGCCGTCAACTTCGACTTCATATCTACCAACCGCTCTTTCAGCACCGTATTCATCACCGAGAAGATACGAATATCCAAAATATCTTCAATGATTTCACGACGGGAAGCGGCCGGAAGTTGCATGAACGGCACAAACGACGCCGAACCAAGAATAACAATCTGTGTGAACGCCTTGAAGTTGATCTTGAGGATATGCTCTTCGAGATACGCCTGATAGTCCTTCGAGGCCGCATCTTGATCGACCAATACCTCGTCAATATAAATTTCAAATACGTTGGGCTTGATACCGCGCTTGATACGATATGCCTTAGACCCAATGTCAAACTCAATCTCTACGACGCACTGCTTTTTATTGATGCTATTAGTAATCTGTGTTTTTGAGATGTTTCGGAACGGCTTATTGAATAGCGCAAAGCAAATAGCATCCAACATGGTGCTCTTGCCCGAACCATTTTTGCCTACAATCAGGGTCGTGGGATTGGCGTTCAGTTGAATTTCTGTCGGCGTATTTCCAGTCGAAAGAAAATTCTTGAATTTTACAGACTTGAAATTTATCACTTATACCTCAATATTCTGTGCTTCAATGAAGATGCCTTTTAGCACTGTTTTCAATCGGTCCTTATCTACACCAACTTCAACATCAATCTCGTCCACAAATCGATCCAGTAAGGTTGCCGTGTCATCCACCACAATCGTATCATCAGTACTATCCTCTTCAAAGGCTCGCATATCTTCTAAAATCTTCAATTCAGCAATACCGTGTGTGTACAGCGCATCAACAAAGGCATCGTACTTCTTGAAATCTGTTTTCTTGACGACAATCATCTTCACAATCTTTCCCGCAAACTTCTTGGGGTCCGGAATCACTTCGCTGTCGTCATAATAGAGTTTGACGTGCATGATATCTTCGTTTTCAATGAAAGTCATGCTATTATCAGCCGTATCAAACACATGAAATCCTTTGGGATCGTCGTAATCGCTCCAACATTGTTCGTATGTTGTGCCGAGATAATGCATATTCTTGTCAGAATTCTTGTGATGAAAATGACCAGAATACACAGCGTCGAACTTCGCAAACGTATCAATATTCAAGCCACCACGGTGTTCGACTCCCTTAAACATCTCGAACCCCTCTACTTCAAGGTGGCCGAAGCAAATCTTCGCTTTTGTTGTGGCGATAAATTCCTTAACTCCTTCCTCATTTTCTTCGCATATCCACGGAATTGTTGCGACTGAAATGCCGCCTATAACTGTAGTATCTGGATCATGTAATATTTCAATATTGTCGCTGTAATGCAACAGCAGTTCGTCTAAAGAGTTTAGAGCATTCGTGTTCTTGTGAAATACGTCATGATTTCCCGGAATGATTTTTATTTTAAGATCGCGCTCAACTACAGGATTCAAAAAATATTCTCGGAACGATTTCAGTGTCTGGAAATTAATGTTTGTGCGTCGATCAAACACGTCGCCAAGATGCAAAACCTGTTTAATCTTGTGTTTATCGATATATGGAAAAAACTGCTCTGTAAAGAATCGTCTTGCGGCCGCATCAAAGGTCTGATGATCGTTTCTGCAACCCGCGTGTGTATCGGCCAAAATAGCGACTTTCATACAGACTTCACCACCGCATTCCGTTCGTGAGCATGGGCGTCAATGAATGCGGCAGTATAGTTGCCATTCTCGCGCACCTTAACTTCAAACAACACAATCGATCCTACTGATACTTCCTTGACAGTAGGAGCAATTTCATCATAAAGCACCTTAGCAAATGCGCTCGCCCCTACTTCGTCAATCATCCGAAGTTCACAGGCTCCTGCTTTCTCCAACTCCAGAAAGCTGTCGAGTAGAGGGTCTTCGTGGGCGACGATAACCGTATTGCGAAATATTTCTTCGAGATATTGTTCGATCCACGCCATTTTCTGCGGCAGGTAATCCGTCATAATTTCCGGATCATTGGACGCAAATCGAAAGAAAAACGATAGCGCATATCCATGAAGCATTGGAGACTCAAATCCACGCATCTCTTCGTTTAAATATTGACGATAGGCACACGAAAAGCCGCGAAGTTCCCCGAAGGCTAATTCTCTCACAAAGTTCATATTGTCGGAAGGAAAGGGTTAACTTTTGAAAATCGCGAGCGCGTACTTGGCCTGATAAATTGCGTCGTCTAAAGCATCGTGTGCGGTCCCTTCGCGGCTCGGCGGCTTTACACCAAAGATAGATTTCAGGGTTCGAAAGCACCGACGATCCCAAGGAGTATATGGAGTCTTGATACCAACAACACGAAACGCATGGTCGGTTATTACATTATCAAAATCACTTCCGTTTCCCCAAGTCGGCATACTCTTTTTTCCAAACCACGCCGCGTATTTTTCCAACGCTTCCTTCAACGGAATGGTATTTTTACGAAGAGCCTTGAATGCTTCAGGATTCTGTTTCTGCCACCATGCCAGCGTCTCCTCTTGGATACTGAATTTGTCGTACGACATCGCGTCCTTTGAATCGATAGTACAATAAAACGTATCCGTTATCTTCTGATCAATCGGACCTTCTGGATCGAATTTGCAAGCTCCAATAGAACAAATTAACGCATCTGGCAGGGCGGACATGGTTTCGAGATCGTGCATCACATTTGTGCTCATATCTGTTCCTCATATAGTTGATCCTGAAGTATACCCAATTACACACGTTTCGTCAAGGTCTTGCGCTTCTTTTTCTTCGGAACCCGTGGTTTATTCATATACAACGGCTTGCGGCTCTTGGGTTTAACAGCATTTTCTTCTTTTGACAACTCCAAATAAGCCAAATCCACCTCATTCTTCAAATAGTCGATGTGCGAGTTGCCATATTCACCTTCGTCGTGTCCCTGTGTAGATGAAAGCAACGAACTATTGAGATCGAGACTTTCAATAAACTTATACTTGGTCATCAACTGTTTGCGCTCCCGATTGATTCGGCGCACAAAAGCATACCACGCAATCTGTGTGTAATAGGCAAACGGATTGTTCCCCTTCTTGGGGTCAAAGTTGTTGATGTAAATCAGACAGTTTTCAATGGCGTCCGAAATCATCTCGTCTTTGAAGGTGTTGCCGGTCACATATATAAAATCTCCCCTCTTACATACAAATGTTCCATATTCTGTCTGAGGACACCACACAACGCCCTTATACGGAATTGTTGGATTTCGTTTTGTGCGATTTCCGTTTCTATTATCTCCACCCGTAGGTCTTTTTGCGCCATAAAAATTTATTCTTTGTACGCCAATTGTCTTTTTATTATATAACGATACGGTATACAGTTTACCAAAATCATTCAGTCTCCACGATGTATATGTTGCTATACCAGATAATGCACATAAAAATATAAATGAATCAACATGATCTTTGTTTTTCTGTGTGTATAATCTACTTCCTCGCGTAGTGGTCCATCCATCACCGTCGATCATAGTTTGTATTAAAAGATCGCGTTGAGCGAACGATAATGATGTGATAAACTCATACGAAAGAACCTTATTCGGAGCGACATTGTATATTTCTTCGGTGCGCGTAACTGGAATGCTCCACACACATTTTTTATCTCGCGAATTGTTTTTATTATGTTCAGTATCTATTATGTCTAAACCTTTCAAACATTTTCGAATTCTCTCTGCCTTTGGCCCCTCATTTTGGCAGAATGTCATATATCTGGATATAGTATTTGTTCTTTTTTTCAAATATTCTACACAGGTTCCTTCAGTTACATACCATCCTATCAATTCCACAAAATCGTCAGAATATTTTGATGCCTGAGAAGGTTCTTTACTCCCTGTTATCGTTATGTGCTGATGAACTCCGAGATTTTCCACAGGAATTAGTTCACCATTTACGACAAATTTGTGTCCTTCCGTTACTAGAGCATCAATTCCTTCGCCATGCATCTGAAACATCTTTCCGTCAAAATTTTCATTAATATACAAATCAATTATTGACGACCATCGTAGAGTATCTGTTTTAGTATCCAAAGACAGAATTTCATCTTTCGGTGTTATATCAGAATACGATAACCAGCCTCTTTTAGTGAGAGCCTGTGTCTCAGTGTCCACGCAATAACTACTAAAATTTGGCTTGAACGCCAAATGTTCTGCAATTTTCACAATACACGTCCCCAAATATTCTGATACTTGGGGCGGTTCCTGCTTATGACGCTTGGCTCTCCGTACTGCTATCCCGTGGTCCTTCAGGGCTTGGAGGAATTCTTTGTTCTTCACGTAATGTTGTACTTTTCTGGTCATGTATTTCCTCGGGGACAAAGGTATGTTCCCCATCCAATATTTGATAGTCTCCTTTGACGACATGAAACTCGCCCTTGGTAGACAAACTTAGAAGAAGGCCCGTCAGCGCCCCTTCTCGTTCTATATCTTCGGCTTGACGCTGAACATTCGCATCAACGTGCTTCATAATCTTTATAAACTCGGAATACTGTACTTTAATACGGGTGGTCATGTTTCCAATCGTCAACACCATGTTCGTATCAATCGTATACGAGTCGTCCAGACAGGCGTCCATCCAATTTTTGAGCTTATACCCCATCATCACAATCCCACCGCCGTCTACTTCTTTACTTGAACCGTCCGGAACCGCATGAACGGGATGATTGAGCGTCAGATGTGTTTCGGAGGCAACAGACTTTACGTCAGCATCCAAAGTACACAGCAGCATTTCTCCGGTGCGAAGTCGTACGACCTTATAAAATGTCCCGTCATTCCAGTCCGAGTTCGACGGGCCTGACGACATACGTAAAGTTTTCTTCGGCATAGGTTTTTATTCGTTCGATAAAATGTAAGAGGGAATAATTCTGTCTCGACTTCCATGATAGATCGTCACCCAAATCGTATACCGTACAGGTCGTTTTCTCGTCTGTTCTTCGCAATCCGCGCCCAATCGACTGTAATATACGAATGCGCGATTTCGTCGATGAGGCCACAATGATATTTTGCAACGTTGGAATATTTACGCCCTGCGACATGGTACCAAACGACGCCACAATAATCGCATCTGTTTCATTTCCTACTATCGCTCGAATATCCTCTCGTTCTTCTCCTCCCACTCCACCATGCACAAAAAACACCTTTCGTTTTGTGGTATCATGTTCCAGCTTTTCTTTGATGATATCGTACAGCACTTGTCCGTGCTTTTCCACAAACTGAAACAATACCAGCGTATTCCCCTCTCGGCTCAAGGCCAGATCGGTAATAAACTCGTTACGGTGTGCGTGTGAAATGATAAAGGCGACTTCTTCTTGATACTTCTTGGCATGGTTGGCCACATACTTGCATTGTTCGTCCGGATACTGAAATACCAATCCTTTCACCGTGAGATCGGCCAACGTATCTTCGTCCATCAACTTCTTTGTTGTCGTGACATTCACCACAGGCCCAAAAAGCCCCTCTAATACAAGCGTATTAATTTTTGTTCCGTCAAGAGTGCCTGTTGTTCCGACTCGAAATCCGGCATTCACACACCAATTCAAGATATCGGTGAGCGACTTGGCCTTTGCCCCGTGTACTTCATCACCATATACGACATCAAACTGTTCGAAAAACTCTTTGGGCATCGTGATCAGAGTCTGCCACGTCGCTATTGTTAAGTTCTTCTTGAAGTTCTTCTCCTTCCCGCCATAAATCTTCGCGCAACTCTTTGACACGTCCCACGTATCTTCGGTCGCGTAGTCCGCAAAATCGTTGTACATCTGTTCCACCAACTGAATCGACGGCACAATAATCAGTTGTTTCCGTTCCTGTATTTCATGCCAGCGCAACATCATGTAAATCATCAAACTCTTGCCGCTACCTGTTGGCGATAACAAAATAGACCGTCCTCGTATCAACGCCTTATAGGTTGCATCAATCTGATAGTCGTGGGCGGCAATTGGTTCACCTTTTGAGCAGAACGACAAATGATCGATAAACTCGTCCCACACTTCTTCGGTGATGTCTTCTCGTACTAATTCACACTTATCTTCAAATTCATACCTATTCTCTTTACAATATGCATACACCTTAGAGAGAAGCCCAAGCGGCAGTTCTCCGGACAACATCGAAAACAGGCGAATTTTGCCATTCCAGTATCCGCTCTTGAACTTTGGACTGAACTTTGCGCCGGGAACTTCAAACTCAAAAAGGTCCGAAAGTTCTTGCAAAATTGAAGGCTCTGCGTGAACACGGACAATCGACTCATTCTTCTTGGTGACTGTTACCTGACTCATCCACCGTTCGTAAAGGTATGCCACTGGATGGCGGACTTAATGTCCCATCCCCGACTACTAATCGACTTCATAATAGATTCTACTTGTACCTGAAAGGTTTTCAATTTCTCCAGACGTTCCCCAACTTCAAGAATGTCATCGTCACATTCAATGAGTTCAAGGAGTTCAGTCTTTAATGGGCGCGTCTTGCCGTACGGATTCCATTTCTTGGCGGCCAGTTCTTCCTTGGGAAGTTCGCTGTTATAGTACCGCACCTTAATCTTCCGCAACTTCAGTAATTCCGTTTCAACCATGCGAATCGCTAGCCGCGCATCAGTCAAATGTTTCAGATACTTGGCGTGAAGTTCTCCAACCCGTGCGGCGGCATTTCCGAGATTGGTTTGATCGATCTTGCAATCTTTCTTCCAGTCGTCGTTAATAACAGCAATCGGATTGATAGGGTCTTCGGCCATTACACTACGTCCGAAACAAAAGGCTCGTCGCGAGTAAGCCAATTACCGAGTTGAGTATAAAGCGTTTCGACTTGTTCGCGATTTAGAACAACCCCATCT